CCACACTGTCCTCTCCTTTTTCAGGCTCATTGCCTGCTATGAGTATATGCCTGTCGAGATACCTTTTAAATATAATATACAATGTGCAAGTTCCCCACAAGTTGTCAGACAATAATATAAATCGAACATATGAACTATAAGAGCGTTTATAAATTAAAACATATATCGTTAACAATTTATTTACAAATATGTCATAATGTGTTAACAGTACTATAGTACTATATAACCATAGAGGAAAAGAAAAATAAAGACAGTTAGGAAAGACTAACAGAAAGAGGTAATTTATGAAGATGAGTAAAAATACATTATTAAAGAAAATTGAACAGGGATACAGAGAAAACTATTGCAATGGTGAATATACATTGAATCTTGTAACAGAGAATAAAGAAGAATCAACGTATGTACTTAAATACACATATGAAACAGGTGAAGAAATTGCTATTACAATCACAGCGTCGTATTTAGGACAAGTAAGTTTTTATAGCAATATACATCACTATTACATTTCAAATTTTAACAATCATACTAAATCTGTTATCAATGTAATGCGCGCATTATTTGACTTGATTGATTGCAACAAAGATGATATGTTAAAATGGTATACCGTAGAAGAAACAGCCGACACAACGCTGGGCGAAGAATCTATAACCGATACTATTATAGCAGACGATGCAATAGCTTACCAGAATGCTAGAGTAAAAGAAACTAAAAAATCGGTACTTGAGGTTATGCAATGCATGATGTGCCCTGCTGATAGAGAAGGAAATCGGTGTGGCGGTAAACAATGGTGCAAGCAAACATGGAAACGATATGGTGCAATTGTCAATCCCGAATGGCATCATGTTAGCCTTGCCACACTTGCCAACATTGATTTTGATATGCTTGACGAAAAGCGCAAGCTTGTACGCGATATCAACCAGATATTAAAAGATGGTATCCGCAATTTATACAAATGTGAGAATCATATTTCGTTTGAAGTCTTAGAAAGATATGTAATTAGAAAATGCGACGAATTGATTCGACACAATCGTTTAAAAGCGTTCTGGTTTTCATATATTGCGAGACAGCTTGATGAGGTTAGAAGAAACACTATCTATTTATATACTCCATATATTACAGCGCATAGAAATAGATGGTAATTACACAGCTGTTCTAACGGCTACACGGGAAGAAAGAAGGAAATTATGAATTTATTTGGAATCAAAAGCAGACCTACAATTGAATCAAAACCATTTATGACAGGAAATGAAAGTACAGCGTTTAAATATTGCATTGATAACTATAAATATATTACAAGTGCGGTAGTTAGAGGATACATGAATAACAATATATCAACCGTGCACCGATATGACGGAAGATATGGAAAAGGTGTTGTAAGAACACAGTCTTGCTTTTATCACGGCAAACGTTCTAAGAACTACATGACAATTGAATACTGGGTAAAGGAGAACTGAAATGCGAAAATTGATTGAATTAAGAAGATTAGCGATTGAATTATATAATGGCGATTGGCGTTCAAATGATAGAGAGGAATTGAAAATAATCTTTAGATTGAGCGAAGATGAGCTTGATGTTATTTGCAAAGATTTGCTTACATATGAAAGTGAGGACTAATATGGATAATTTAACAGCAAAAAAGAAATCAGCCCTTATCAGTGATTGCATAGCGGCGGAAGATTCTGTTAGTAAGCTTCATATTGACGTTAGAAAAATGTATGCTTACTTAGCAGAACAGGCAGTAAATTCTGAAACATCGAACGATATTAAGTCTCTTGAAATTGCAAAAATTACACTTGATTTTCTTGTACGGGGGGTATTAAAATGAACTATTCGATTGTTGTATGGGGCTTCGATACCGATAACGATTATTACCACGACTGTGATACTATTAAAGCTAAAAATATATCGGAAGCGTTTAGTTACGCTTGTAATGTGCGCTGGATGGGTTGGACTTTTACAAGATTAGATATCGAAGAATTAAAAGAGTATACCTATATTGTAAAATATCATGATAATTATACTAATGAAAATGGTATTTTCACTTGTAAAGCTGACACAGCTTTTGAATCAAAAATAAAGTTTAGACTTTCTAAAGATTTTGAAGATACTAAACGTTATACAATAATCAGTGTAAAAGGAGTAAAGAAATGAGAACGATGAAGCACACTTACTGGGTTGAAGTAGCCTTTCTGAATACAGAAAGCGACGATATCAACGTAGAATATGTAGAATGTATTGGATATAATGCACGACAAGCAAGTGATTCTGCTATTGACTATGTATCAAAACTACCATTTGTAAATCACGTTACAGTAATATCTGTAGAAAGAAAATAACAAAAGAGAGGGCTTGCACCCTCTCTTTCTTAATTCAAAGGAATATTAAATTCCACACCATACAACTGTATCTCATCAACACTTGTAAAAGTAGCATACCCACTACCGCTTATATCAACCAAACGGAGATAAATTGCACCACTATCTAACTGTGTAGCATCATACGGGTTGATAGTAAGAACCGCCATGCATTGATGATAACCAGATTTGTCATGAATAATAGCATTGCAGTTGCATATACTTTGCTGATTTACAAAAGTCATGTTATGACTCATGACCTTGACAGCGGCACTTGTGAAATTCTTCGCTGGTTTAAATGCCAAATCAAGGAAACTCGCCACATGCCTAAAGCTGCAATGTGCGTTGGTATTAGTCAACACAACATTCATCTTATAATCATTCAGTGTGCAATCAGTACCATCAAGTGCAAATTCGCCACTTCGATTCCACGCTGCATAGCCATTGATTGCCTTATAAATCATATCTGCAATTGAAGCTTGCCCGCTAGCGTTAGGATGAATGTTATCTGATGCCATGACACCTACCCAACGTAAAGCACTGTCAGCACCACTCAAAAACTTATACTTACCCCAGTAAGTTTCGTATAACGTTTTAATCTCATTATATGCTTTTTGTTTTGCAACGCTAGTAAATCCAATGATAGGTGTAGCAATCCATCCAATGTAAAGTGTTGCGTTTGGCAGCTGAGACATTAAGTTAATAACATCTTTGATGCCTGAGTTGACAGTTGAAGAAGCAATAAATTGATCATTCCAGCCTCCTGCAACAACAACATACTTAACTTGTTTCTTTTGCTTATCAGTCAGGGTAGCAATAGCTTGTGTCAGCAACTCAGAAAAGTGAGTATTTGCACCAAAACCGCTGCCACCCAAACTTTTATTAACATAAAACTTAGCATCTGAAAAATACTTCTCATGCAAAATATCACACCACGGCTTCACCATGCCGTCAGGTGTATACCCTTCCCCGTATGAGTCGCTAATTGTGATCAATCCATAGTCGGTTAACCATGTATCAATAATATCTGCCAATTCGCCGCTGTTTTTCAGACCGTCAAGGTATGCATCAATTGCGGCGATATAGTCCAAATTATCAATATAGTTTTGCACGTCCTGCTGCCACTTATTCCATTGTTTGTAATAATCGTCCCACTTTGTATTTAAATCTTTAGTCGTTTCAAGAATCCAATCAAGATTTAAATTATGAAAGTCCGTATACGGAAAATTAGAAAATGCCATTGTCTACCCCCTACTTGAATTGATCTGATGGAATCACATTGTACTCTTGTCCGTCAGCACCTGTTACAAGAATAGGGCTAAAATCTGTGTCAAAATAATGTATATCAGGTATTTGCCCCATTTTTGTGATCATTCCACGTACTGCAATACGTTTTGAGGTGTCATCTGCTGCAATGTCAAAAGTGCAAGGTGATTTAGAATCTATGACAGGAAACGTATATTGCATGTTTTTTGTAATGTTTGTATTATTAATATATTGTGTATTTTCTAAATATGTAAATATTATACCTGAATACGAATAACCATCTGGAAGTTGCACGTGAGTAGTACCGGGGTCAAGAATAAAAGTAAAAATATTACCTCTCATAATCTGCCACCCTTTTCCCAACCAAATCCATCAATCACACCGACTGAAATTGTCTCAAGTTCTTTTCCACAGTGCATAAAGAAACCATGCCCTATGTCAAGCCCTATATGTCTACCAGTACCGCCAAAAGTTGTATACAGTAAATCCCCGTCTTTAGTCTTGTCTGGAGTCGTTACATTAGTGCAACTGTTTATATAGGCAGTCGAATACATAAATTTTCCAGTAACCAGATTGATAAAGCCGCTGCAATCAATCAATGTTTTTCCCATACAAAAAGATTTAATCTGTGCTTTCTGTGTTGCGTTGTACTTTTTAAAATAATTTGGCTCTGCACTCCATAAAGCTTCAAAAACTTCAGGTGTACATTTTTGCCCCTTCGCCCCGTAAAGGTAAGCGTACTTGTCACGGTTTTTGTAAAGCTCTCTAGCCTTAGCAATATAAGCAACGTTCTTATCTGGAATATCATAAATCATAGTTTAATTCTCCTTATCTTTTACTATTGTCAACAGTTCTGTAATAACTTTTGTGTTATTATTCAGTGCGTCAACCCACTTTGAACTCTCTTGGTCATGCTTTTCGTACCAAGTTTTTCGCTCCTCTCGCTGTCTCACATCAAGAGCGTTTACATACCACATTACAGCTCCAAGGCATACGCACGGTACACCAACCATTTGAGCAATCTGTGCAATTGCGTTCATAATTTCCATTCTACCACACTCCTATTAAAAGTCTATCTGCATAAAGCTTACATACTTCATCAAGGAAATTGTAAGCTTTAGTCAAATCAATTTCACTTTGCATCATTTGTTGCGAAGTAGTAACACCAATGTTTCCATGTATTCTTCCCTCATGTGTTCCTTTTGTTGTTGATTCATCCAAACCATTTGTAACACTTCCATGTGAGGAGTCAGCGCCAAACGTCTGGGAATCACTTCCGCTGTCAGTGGTGTTATCAGTGTTGGCAACTTCTGGATCGCTTGAATTAAATGCCGCAACTTTGTGTGTACTATCAGTAACTTTTCCAAAAGTTGTTGTAATGTCACCCTTGTTAAACGTTTCTTCTGTATCTACTTTTCCCTTCTGAAAAGTGCCGCCGCCTTTATCTTCCCAACTTTCCATTCTATCATAATTTTCTATTGGATTGTACTCAAGCTGTGTTACTTCCCATAAGTGGTCAATAGTCCATTGCAAAGAACGTGCTACACTTGTAACATATCTTCTTAAATACGAGGGATCTTGATAAACAGGAGTCAAATCACCATATGATAGCAAAAAGTGTTCAATAAGTTGATCTTTTGAAACACCTTTTATATAAATATCTGTAAAAATAGAACTGTCATACTCATACAACGTTGCTATTGGTATAATCGTTCTCACTCTTGTCACCCCCTCTATTGTTAGGATACCGCAAACGTGCGCGAATGTCAAGGTTATAATGTGCGTTTACTTTTTCTAAACATTCGTTAATTGTCTCAATCCACAACTCACATTTGGACATTACAGCGTTTTTGGTTTCTTCTACTTCATCGGTAATCATACGTTCTTTCTTATCCGGTGCGGTGTAAATACCAATTTCAATATCAAACGCGTGTTTGAGATTTTCAACGCTTTCCAACGCTGCCTTAACTACATTATAACATTTTTCAATATCATTGTTAAAAAACTCATACAGCGGTTTACCAGTTTCCTTATCATAAAGAGCTTGATTGGTTACAACTGCTAGTTGTCCCGACATGATATCATCAAAAGCAACTTTAAAAGTTTCCGCTGTGCTTTTGTTTTTGGCTGTAAAAATAAAGCCAAATTTTGCAAGTGCAGACGCAACATCATGATTAGATAACGTCATTGCAACACGCTGCGCATATGAATTTATCAAATCACCAATGCCGCACCAATCAGGTGCTAATTTTACAATCTCACAATCTTCTCCTATTTTCAAATCGCCATTAAAAGAAGCGTCAAAAGCGGGGTTCGCGACTACATAGTTAGTAGGCTGATACTGCACATCAAAGCCATAAGGCGAACCGTGTTGAGGTATGAGTCCAAACTTTGCGGTATTCATAACGCAAAAGTTACCTTTTAAAAACAAAAGAGGATAGATATAATTTTTCGCCCAGTTTTTAGGCATACCGTCAAAAATGATAAGACTTTCAGCACGTTGCAAAAAGTATCTAAAATATGTTGCATAGTCCCATGTATTGTTAATGTGAATCATATTTGGATTTTGCCTTGACTCATACTCGTTAATAATAGGACTTGATACACATTCCCCAACATAATATCCACTATATACAAACGGTTTCATTCTATAAACATACCCCCATTCAAAAAGTTAATGATACTTGCAGTTCCGTTTGCGGTTGCATTACATTTAATATTCGCGTTTCTACACTTAATAAAACCAGATAATTCGCTTAATGTTTTAACTTTACAACATGGGTACCCTTGATATAGTAAATTTGTTTCAACTTGTGTGTAAAATTCTCCTATCAAATACACCAAATTGTTTACATAAATCGAACCACTACCACCACTACTTGATACACGCGGTACAGCCGTCTCTAGTCCAGACATTATACCGCTGGTAATGACAGCCGTTGCATTCAAAAAATTGCTCGCCGCCCCAACTGGGTTCACTTCCATTGCAGATTCTACACTTTTCCCCACGCTATCTGCAAAAGACATTGCACTAGCTAGCTGTACTTGTGATGTACCTATAATATTTGTTTGTCTTGCAGAGAAACCAACCGGAACACCGCAATTGCCATTTAAAGATGTTACAAGTGTTGACCCGCTTAAAATTGAAATATCACAGCCACCATTGATATCAATAGTATAATCTATCAGTAGTGTATCTGCTAACAAATTTGGATTAAGCGGAATTGTTCCATAGAACGGCACTTGTAAAGTATAGTGTGCAAAGGGGGCATATTTCAGATAAGGAAATTCTGTATCACCAGATTTATCTGGTTTTGGTATTGTAACACTTACCGATTTACTAAAAGTATCTTTTGTAGATACTTGCCACCCCGGTATTCCCGTGTCGACATATCCCAACGTTACATTAACTGGTGTACCACCGGGAGATTGGAAAGGAAGCCACATAGCAGAAAGTAAGTAGTCTTGCGGTCTTGCCACCTCTTTAGCAACTCCCTCAGGATTTTGTAAAAAGTCGTTTAGTCCAGTTGTATACTCAGCTGTGTATAAGTATGAACACAAACGATTAAAATTAGCAACTGTTAGAATTGTAAAACCATTTCCAGATTTCCCCGCTGTACAAATTACAACACAGCCGCTTGAGTCAACCGCTAAAGTTGAGCTTGCCACTTTAACAGTCGGTTTACAAAGAGTCGGTAACATTGTATCAATGATAAATGGATTTCTGATAGTAAGTGATCCCCTTTCCACATAGGCAGTATTAGAAAGAATTTCATCTTTGTAGCTTGCCAAATAATCACATGTGCATGATATTTCATATGTAGATTCTACATATGTAACATCATTGATAAAATAATATCTTCCAAACGTTTCACAGTACGCAACATTCCAATCAAACGGTGATACAGCCTGCAAAATAAAAGTAGGATTTTCTACACTTGTTCCACTTTTAAGCACACACGTGACAGTTTCTGCCAGAGTTGGAATTTTTGTGCTATTTATTCTTTTGTCTGATTTTCCAAATTTAACTTCAAATGCCATGTGTACCACCTTTCAAGAAAAGGGGCATACTGCCCCTTTGTTTAATCAAGTAAAATCAAAATTGCGTTTTCCGTAAAGTCAACAGGTGTCTTAAATGTGTAATGATTCCAACCGTTTCTAAAGCCAAAACGTGCGTTTAATGGTTCCACCGCGCTCCATTGATCAACAGGCACAATTCCAAGTGTGTCAATATCCATCATTATTCCCAGTACGTTTTCAACTGTCTTGTTGGCAAGTGTAAACTTACTAGTACCGTCTGCCTTTACACCTTCCGCACTGCCTTTAATCGTCATTGGATTTTCGGGATCCGTCCAGAATGTGACTTTTTCATAATCGCCCAGTTCCGCTTTCTCTGGGTGGAAAAACTCACTGCCGTTTGCCTCAAAATAATTACCAAACTTTGAAACCAGATAAAATCTTAAGTCAGCTGCATCCGTGTGACGGTTTACAACTTTTCCCGTAAAATCTCCGTGAAAACGTGTGCCTCGAACTGCAAGGTTTTCTTTCAACGTTTTCATTTCCGCGCTAAGCCAAATCATAAAAGGGCGGAAGTCAGCCGGATTCATGACTGTCTTTGCTGTCATGGCAAGACCCGTCTCAGCGTTATACTTTGTTAACGCATGGAAAACTTGTGTTTTCTTGCATATGTTTCCTGTTGTCGGGGTGGCACTTCCCGCATCTGCCAAAATAATAGCCAAATTAGCAAGTTGCGCACGTGCGATATTCTCAAGGTCAATCTCATAAATGTTTGAAAATTCAGTCATTAACATGGAGAAGTATGACGCAACTCCGTTTTCAGAATCAAAAGCGGCATTCAGTTGATTTTTCCAAATTGTGTACTTTCTTGCAAATGTTTGCCCACCACTTGCAATTGTAAGCAAAACATCATACTTTACGGGCTTTGTTCCTGCTTTCCAATCTTGACTTGCATCTGGTTTATCAAGCTCAACGTTTACATTCCATTCATCATTGTCAATGTTGGAATCGTTAACAATAGGGGTAAATTTACGGATGTAGTTTCCGTATCTTTCCGTATCCCAAACCATACCAGAAAGCTTTCTTGAATACGGTCGAATGCTAAAAATAGTTCTTGCCAACACTGTTGGAATGATTTGATAAAGGTTATCATCCTCACGCTCAAGCCCCATTTTAAAGGTATTTTGCATCTGCCCGAAATTTAAATTTTGCCCTGTTTTTCTGCCTGTGTATTCCTCATACATAGTATTAAGAATAGCAGATATTTGATTATAAGTTAAAGTAGCCATTTTTTACCCCCTTAGAAAAATTTACTAATATCTGTCTTTTCGTTTGAGCCGCCAAAATTAGTTTTGCCGTTTGCAACCTGCTGTGCTTTTACAAGAGCAGATGCAAACTTATCATAATCAAAACCTTCTGTCTTCTGATCTTTCTTCTGATCTGTCTTCTGATCTGTCTTCTGATCTGTCTTCTGATCTGCCTTCTGATCTGTAATATCAAGCTTTTCAATTTCTTCCTTGCTATAGCCGGCATTCACAAGCTTCAAAATTTCATCAATTTTCATATCTTTACCTCTTTTCTTTATTTGGTGACAGCTGTAAACAGACTCGAACTGTTACCTTGTGATTCAAAGTCAAACGTGCTGCCATTTACACTATACAGCAATAAATAGGCGGTCTGTCTGTCGTCCCCGACTCGCACACACTGGCTAGTGTTTGGATAGTGCAACCGCCTATTTATTATATAACATTTATATAATTGTTTGTCAATTACAACTTTATAAAATATCATACCATGATACACAATCAAAAGAGGCTAAAAAATCGCACTGTGTTTCGTAGTCTGAAAATGTTATATCACCACTTACAAACATTGGCTTTAGATATTTTTTGCTACTTGTTTGCCACCTCTCTAGTGATGATGGTGAAGCATCATAAACATCATCACAATGAGAGCGCATAGGTTTAGTCACGTAAAATTTAAAATCTGACTTATGCAACCAAACTGAAAACAGAGGTGTTTTCATGTCGTGCGTATACTCTTTTAAGTTTTGGTGCCGTATTCTATCATCTTCCAAATCCATAAATTCATTATCAAGCTCCATTTTAGCTCTGCCTTTAGGCAGATTTCTATAGAAAGCGTTTTGTCTCTTTTTTTCTGATACGGGAGAGTTAAAAGGAAGTATAAGTGTTGTCTCACACCTATCTACTTGTGTAATCTCTGTTCTTTCTTTTACTGCCTTGTAGCAATCTGGGATAAGCCTATAACCGATTAAAATGTTAGACATAATCGCGTTGGAATTCCCAAAAAACCATGTTCTAATTTTTTCCGTTTCTGACTCTGGGCGGTTTCTGAAAAGAACTTCCATGATATTTTTGTAGGCTTGAAACTCATTTTTAATTGGTCTGTCACCCTTTTGAGGAATAAATTCGTCAAAAATCACATCATAAAACCTTGTAAAATCTATACCAGTTTTGTTTTGAAAAGTAGACAATGAAACACCAACTATAAAAGGATTATCGTTTTGCAAGTCCTCATCTGTCAGATATGCCTTGCCATAACCTTTTTTGTCATTATATTTTAAACGAATATCTTTCCCAAACCAGTCGGGCTTCACAAAATCGCCAATTGTAGAAAAGCTGTTCTCAAGTGCAACGTTTGTTCTACGCACGTACAAAATTGGTGAATTACTTGCATTCCATATATCAACTATTAAGTGCGATTTTCCTATACCTCTGCCACCTATTATATCAATGTAACGTTGTCCAACATCGCAAATATATTTATAATCCAAATAACCGTTTTCTTTATATAAACTCATATTATCACCCCTATAATTTAAAAGGGGGAGCTTGTGAGACTCCCCTTGAACAACTTATATTTCTTCCCTCTACCACCCAACCATTATTTATACAAGTTCAAAATTCATGTAGGTACGACCTGCTTTACTCTGGGAACGTGTCAGCTTGAACTGTAAATTGTAGCTTTCCATAAAATCATAGGCAGCTTCTGCTGTCTTAATCACAGTTGGACTTGACGTTGCAATTGTTACGACTTCGCCGGTCTCAATGTTGGTATGATAAAAAAGTGCCACTTCCTTATTGTCATCGGTACGATAACGCACGTAATCTGTTACGTTTACAATTGTGTCGTCTGGCAGATTCTTCATTAACAAATGATTATCATTTGCCATTTTAAACAATTCTTTCTTGTCAAACTCTCTTGATTGTCTTTCAATTCTCATTTCATTATCCTCTTTTCTTTTATTAGGGTATCTTTCCCCTTACAAGTATATAATAACTTATTTACAAAAGTTTTGCAAATAAAACGTTATTTATTCGGCTATTTCATCAATAATAGTATAATTTTTAATTTGGTCATCTGATAAACCTATTTCATAATCTCGTGCTATCATACAACTATAGCCTGTATACTCGGTTATTGCTTCTTTACCTTGATAGTCAACAACTTTTGTTTTTGTGATGGTATCATTATCATTATACCAAATTTGAAAACCACCACTATTTCTTATTTTAAAGCCCTCTCTAAAGTTATCAAGATTTTTAATTACTTCAACACCCCTTGCCTTTTTAACTCCAGATATGGTACATCCGAAATAAGTTTTATCTTTTGTCTCTTTATACGCATTAAAACAATACTTCTTCGCCCCTAAAGTTTTAAAATCTTTGTATTCAGGTTCATACTTGTTTTCTGACTTCACATCGCTTTCACAGTCAAAATAGCCAATATAATATTTTTTACCGTCAATGTCAACAAAAGTATTAGTTTTTTCGCATAGCTCATATATCCAATTATTTAATTCTGTCAATTTGTCAAAATTAAAGTTAGTTGCTTTACAACTATCGGTATCACAGTATATATAGCTACTCTCAGCACATGCTAAAATTCTACGTAAATGTTTTCTTGCGTGTGCTGTTGTATATACACCCCACACATACGGCAAAACGCTTTTCTCACTTTGCTCTGTAATGCTTTTTTCATCTGGTATCGAAAAGCCGCTTGCATCAACCTTTTCTTTATATGCAATATCATTTTCATACATGGAATAGGAAAATTCTTGCCATTCGTTTTCCAAGTACAACATAATAGGATGTATAGGGTCTGTTGCCGCCATTCCATAAATGCCGTTTAATTTATTTTTGGCTTTCATCAAATCGTACTCCGCTTCTTCTCTTTCTTTACTATTTGGGGCTGTATGTTTCACGGCTATTTTAAGTTTTGTTTTTGCCGTAAAGTACTCCATTATTACACTTCGCACATCATCTGGGAGGTATCCATAGCGTGCGGTATAGAGTGTATCTTCTATGATTTCAATACTGTCAAAATCATAGCATTCTTCAACTATAGAGAAATCTATATCTGTAACAGTTGTTTCTAGCTCTGTTGCTTTCCACACTCTGCCATTGTCGGGGTCAACCCCTTGCAAGTTACGGCATTTACTTATTGATAAGTACGGATTGTATTGATCTTCTTTAAGTCTTACATTCGTAAGCTTTATCTGTGCTATCCATGCAAGATTTTTACTTTTTATATACTTTAAACATTTTGATGTTACGGGCATTTTTTCAAATGCTGTTACTGGAAACTGCATCAAAAGAAGCATAGCCGGATACATGCTCGATGCATCAAAACTATAAACGTCATGATATATTTTCGAGCACTTTATCATATTGGCGTGAGTATCGCCACCGCGAAAAGCCTCTTTTAAAAGCTTGTATGTTTTGTCGTTTAATGCAAGCTTTTTCTTTAGCATTCGAGTTGTAGTTCCTTTTCGTATAGCTCTTTTCATGTCACGGCGCACATAAGAGGTACTTGTCAGCGGCACAGTTGCAATAGTATCTTTATCTTTTGTAAGCATGTAAGTGATTGCTTCCCATAACCCTAACGTGTCATTGATGATATACCCCCACTCTGTAGGATTGATATAGCTTTCATTATGTCTTATAAGAGAATAGTCAAGATCACCTTTTGCTTTTATATGCGTGCATCCCGCCATTTTTTTCGTGAAGTTATCGAGCGACATGTTAGTAAGCTTATAACTACACCGAAATTCAATACCGCGTTTCTTTAATCGCCATACAAGCGGTTTACGTTTACCAGTTGCAAACACTTCGCTATAGTCGTTTAAATATCCAATCATAAAAGAAAATTCAAAAGGCAGATTGTGAACGTAAATAACAAAATAACGTGACTCGCTTGTTTTGTAGTAGGCTTGAATTTTATCAAGTAACGTTATAAAATCAGACCAATATCTACCTTCCACTTCTTCTCCGTCAATACAAGCAGACCAGACATACATAAATGCGTCAATTGGTTTTGTCACTTCTTCGCCTTGATCATCTTTCTCAATTCGAGTCCGTGAAGTTGTTTCAATGTCAAAAGTTCCAAATTGATCAATATAATACGGACTGTCTTTCTTTTTGCCTAACGGCTTGTGCATAGAAAAGCCATGTGACGGCACATAGTCCGTCACTGACTTCACTTCTATATCATCATATTGATTTAATCTATTTAAACATTGAACTATCATAATTATAACTCCTGTTTTATAGCTTTTGGTTTTGGCTTCGCTCGATTGCTCTTGTATAGTTTGTTTGCCGCTTTAAATTCTCGTGCTTTATCTTTCCATGATAGCGAACTATTTTGTATAATGGCAACTCTAAACTCCGCTTGATCTTTTAAATTCGGATATAATTCCTCCGATGCGTTAAAAAGTTCCTGCAAGCCCTCTCTGTTATTTGTGTTTATTGCCTCTGTTAACAGTGTAACAATTTGATCACTTGAAAGCTTTGCATATTTTTTATCTGACAAGTAATGCAACGTATTGAAAAGCTTATCACGAACGCTTTTACTAAGTTTAGATATATCAACACCGTAACGTTCATAGAATGTTTCTACACGTTTGTTTTCTACTTCTATACTGCCTTTTGCAGTTGAAGATTTTGCTTCAAGATAGTGCAAAAGCTTGTTTTCAAGTGCTCTAAGTTCACGGATTGAAAAATCTTTATAAACAGCTTTACCAGTTGACACATAAGAAGCGTTATACGCAACGTGTTTATTAAAGTAGTCAACCGCGTCTTGATATCTGAAAAGTGCTGTTCTATCTTCTGTGATTCTGCCTTTTGATATTGCAGTTGTTAATGTTTTGGCGCGCTTGTTTGCAACGTTGGCAAGTTTGCCAACACGAGCGATATACTCGGACTTACTTGAAGTGGACTCGATAAAATCATAATGCCAACGTGTGAAATATTTTGCCTGAATCTCTGTCTGTTTCATAACTCGATACCTCTCTTCTTTAATTCTTCTTTTACAATTTCATATTTATAATTGTGTGGTGTAATTTCCCTAAAAATATTACCAATTTCATTTTTAGTGTAACCGTGATTTCTCAAAACTAACATAACGTACTGTACAGCCCCTTTTCCCTCTTCATATGAACACTTCATTGCATCCGATGGAGTTTTATACCATGTTGTTGTTTTAATATCTGCTACCGCTTGCTGCAAAAGAGCGTCCTGTAACATTTCATAAGGTGTTAACTTACTATTCACAACTCCGTCTTTAGGTCTTTTCATTTCTTATATCTCCTTGAGTTTTTCTTTTATTGTATCATGGAGTTGTTAACAAATAAAGTATAAATTA